CAATGCACTCATGCAGGAATTCAACTGCTCGGTGATCTTGGTGCACCACACAGGCGTGGCCGAGGAAGCCCAGCACAGGGCGCGAGGATCAAGCGCATGGCGAGGCGCTCTGGACATCGAGATCAGCATCGTGCCAGGCAAAGAAGGCGTGCCCATGCAAATCGTGCAACGCAAGTCAAAAGACGCAGAACTAGCCGAGACCATCCACGTTGAGCTGCAACAAGTGGCCATCCCAGGCTGGCGCGATGAAGACGACCAGCAAGTGACCAGCGCTGTGATCGTCCAAGCTGAAGCCCCCACAGCCCCGAAAAAAGAGTCGAAACTGGACGCACATCGCAAAACATTCGAGAACGCATGGTGGGGAACAGGCGCTGAAATACGCGAGGGTTTACCCTATATAAGCAGATCGGCACTCAAAGACAAGCTGGCAGCCGATGGACGAAAACCACGCACGATCGAGAACGATCTGAGCGCGGCCTATCCAGAAAAACTAATCGGTGCACTCATCCTGTCAGAGATTATCAGCCCACTTGAACACGGCTGGATGGTGATCGACGATGTGCAAGCAAGTGCCATGATGATGCGAAAAGGTGGCCAAGAATGAATCCCCCTAGCCCCCTGAATCCCCCTAGGGGGCAAATCAGTGTTAGGGGGCAAGGCATCGAGAAAGACCCCGATAAGCCCCCTGCCCTCCTACCCCCTTTCTATAGGAAGGGGTAGGGGGTAAGGGGGCAGGGGACTTTCGATGATGCTGAACGCGATGGTTGATTGTCTAAAGCCTTTAGGGTATAGTTGAAAAGCCTATAGGCTTAAAAGGAGATTTAAATGGCAAAGACATATTTTGGAAGAATCCCAAACGAAGAAGAGGGTTGGTCAATGGTGAAGTCGATTGAAGACGATGGCCAAGAATGGTTGGTATTCAAAAAATCACAGGAACACTCAGACGACTGGAACACCTACAAAGTGGTGGCAAAAGGTAGAGTAGAAAAAAAAGCCAACTATTGGCTGGTGAAAAATCACGTTACAGGACAGCTTGGATTCCCAGCTGATTACGTCATGATGAGGCAATACAGACCAAATCTGCATGCTCAAGTTGAGGAGATTTTTAGAAAATGACCAAACAAAGAGAAACCCCAAACTTCGCAACATGGCAACATGACACGTTGGCCAAGTTTGCAACCGAGGTCTACATCCGACTCCAAGATGAGCAGGCCGCGAACGAGCAACTTAGGATGGATTTAAAAGATGCCATGAAACTGGCGCGAATCGAAAACATGAAGGACAATGCAGCATGACCACAAAATCACACAAAGCAAAAGCGCCAGCCAAGCGAACTAAGCCTGGCAGTGAAGACCGAGCCGTGATCGCTGACATGGTGCTTGAAGGAATGCGCAGCGGTCTGAGCGCTTTCAAAGCATGTCAAGCAGCTGGTGTTCCTCAAAGCACATTCTCACGCTGGGTGGATGATGATGCTATCCTTGCGGAGAATTACGCGCGCGCGAGGGAAGACTTGATCGAACGCATGGCCACAGAGATCATGGAGATCAGCGATCAAGATGTTGGCGTGGCCGTGGATGGCAAGAAAGACTGGGCGGCAGTGCAAAAGCACAGACTACAAGTCGACACTCGCAAATGGTTGTTGTCCAAGCTGGCCCCAAAGAAGTTTGGCGACAAGATCGAAGTTTCTGGCGATCCTGCCAATCCCCTGGTGCAAAGAATTGAGCGCGTGGTCGTCAAGGCATGACAGTTTTACAGCTTCCAACACCTGAGTGGGCAGTTCCCCTGCTGGAGCCAAGCCGATACAAAGGCGCTTGGGGTGGCCGAGGCTCTGGCAAGTCCCACATGTTTGCCGAGCTGATGATCGAGGCCCACATCATGGACCAGAAGCGCAGAAGCGTCTGCGTGCGTGAAATCCAGAAGTCGCTCAACCAATCGGTCAAGCGCCTGCTCGAAACCAAGATCGAGCAAATGAACGCTGGCGCATACTTCGAGGTGCAGGAGGCCGTGATCAAGTCACGCAAAGGTGATGGCATGATCATCTTCCAAGGCATGCAAAACCACACAGCTGACTCGATCAAGTCGCTCGAAGGTTACGACTGCGCTTGGGTGGAGGAGGCTCAAAGCCTGAGCCAGACCAGCCTCGACCTGCTGCGGCCAACCATTCGAAAGCCAGACTCCGAGCTGTGGTTTACATGGAATCCGCGCCAGCAAAACGATCCTGTCGACTTCCTGTTGCGTGGCCCAACACCGCCAAAGGACGCGACCGTCCTGAAAGTCAACTTCACTGACAACCCTTGGTTTCCCTCTGTACTGCGCGATGAAATGGAGTACGACAAGAGGCGCGACCCCGACAAATACCAGCATGTCTGGATGGGCAGCTACCTAACAAACAGCAACACCAGGGTGTTCAAGAACTGGCGCGTCGAGGACTTCGAGGCACCACCAGACGCAATCCACAGGCTTGGTGCAGACTGGGGTTTTGCGGTCGACCCGACCACACTGGTGCGCTGCCACATCATTGGCCGCACGCTCTACATCGACTACGAGGCCTACATGGTCGGCTGCGAGATCGTGAACACGCCTGAGCTGTTCATGCAAGTGCCAGAGGCAGAGAAGTGGCCCATCGTGGCTGACTCAGCAAGGCCAGAGACGATCAGCCACATGAAAAAGAATGGCTTTCCAAAGATCATGACAGCGGTCAAAGGTCCGAAGTCGGTCGAGGAAGGAATCGAGTTCCTAAAGAACTACGACATCGTCGTGCACCCTCGGTGCATCCACACCATTGACGAGCTGACGCTGTACAGTTACAAGCAAGACCCACTGACCGGCAAAATCTTGCCGGTGCTCGAAGACAAGAAAAACCATGTGATCGATGCCCTGCGTTACGCCTGCGAAGGTGTGAGACGATCGGCTATCACAAAGCCTGCAACATTCACTCCATTGCCAAATGTAAAGAAATGGTGAGAAAATCACACAAAATGAGGATATAACATGGCCCGACTCACAAACGATCAACGCCTTGCGAACCTGCACGACGAAGCCCTCGCGCAATTCGATGATGTGCAAAGCGCACTGCGCGACGAGCGCTTGCAATGCCTGCAAGACAGACGCTTCTACTCCTTAGCAGGCAGCCAGTGGGAAGGACCACTCTGGGACCAGTACGAAAACAAGCCCAAGTTCGAGGTCAACAAGATCATGCTGGCCGTGATTCGAGTGGTCAACGAATACCGCAACAACCGCATCACGGTGGACTTTGTGTCCAAAGATGGCGCTGAGAACGACAAGCTGGCCGAGGTCTGCGATGGCCTCTACCGAGCAGACGAGCAAGCATCGGTTGCCGATGAAGCCTACGACAACGCATTCGAAGAAGCGGTCGGTGGCGGCATTGGTGCCTGGCGCTTGCGCACAGTTTACGAAAACGAGGAAGACCCAGAGGACGACCGCCAGCGCATCCGCATTGAGCCGATCTTCGACGCAGACAGCTCGGTGTTCTTTGATCTCGGTGCCAAGCGCCAAGACAAGTCCGATGCCAAGTTTTGCTTTGTCGTCACATCGATGACGCAGCAGGCCTACAAAGACACATGGGGTGATGACCCAGCAAGCTGGCCAAAGATCATCCACCAGTACGAGTTTGACTGGTGCACTCCCGATGTGGTCTATGTGGCCGAGTACTTTAAGGTCGAGGAAAAGACCGAGACCATCCGTATTTTCCAGACCATCACAGGCGAGGAAGAACGCTACACCCAAGAAGACTTTGCCAAAGATGAAATGCTGGAAGAAACTCTGGCAGCCATTGGCACAATCGAAGTGCGCCAGCGCAAGATCAAGACCAAGCGCGTGCACAAGTACATCATGTCAGGCGGCAAGGTGCTTGAAGACGCAGGCTACATTGCCGGCAAGTGCATTCCGATCGTGGTCGTCTACGGCAAGCGCTGGTTTGTCGACAACGTCGAGCGATGCATGGGCCATGTGCGTCTGGCCAAGGATGCCCAGCGTCTCAAGAACATGCAACTGTCCAAGCTGGGTGAGATCAGCGCCTTGTCGTCGGTCGAGAAGCCAATCCTCACACCTGAGCAGGTCGCTGGCCATCAAGTTATGTGGGCCGAGGACAACCTCAAGGACTATCCGTACCTGCTGATCAACCCGATCACAGACCAGAACGGCAACCAGGCAGTGTCTGGCCCAGTGGCCTACACCAGATCGGCAGCCATCCCACCGGCAATGGCCGCGCTCTTGCAGATCACCGAAACCGACATGCAAGACATCTTGGGCAACCCAGCTGGCGCAGACAAGATGGTGAGCAACATCTCAGGCAAGGCCGTGGAGATGATTCAGGCCCGAGTTGATGGCCAAGCCTTCATTTACATGAGCAACTTTGCCAAGGGCATGAAGCGATGCGGTGAAATCTGGCTCTCGATGGCACGCGACATCTACACCGAAGACAAACGCAAGATGAAGACCATCGCGCCAACTGGTGAGGCTGGCATGGTCGAGCTGATGAAACCAAGCATTGATCAGGAAACTGGTGCAGTAGTCATGGAAAATGATCTTGGCAGCGCCACATTCGATGTGATTGCAGACGTTGGCCCATCAAGCAGCACCAAGCGCCAGGCAACTGTCCGCGCTCTGACCGGCATGCTCCAGATCACCCAAGACCCAGAGACAGCCCAAGTGATCACGGCAATGGCCATGATGAACATGGAAGGCGAAGGCATCAGCGATGCCAATGCTTACTTCCGCAAGAAGCTCTTGCGCATGGGTGTGGTCAAGCCGACTGACAATGAAGCCGAAGAACTCATGGCTGAAATGCAAGGCCAGCCTCAAGACCCAAATGCCATGTACTTGCAAGCCGCAGCTGAGAATGAAACTGCTAAGGCAGCCAAAGCTAGAGCCGACACCGTTGAAACCGTGGCCAGCGCAGAACTCAAACGCGCTCAAACGCTGGAGACGCTGGGCAAGGTCGATGAGACTGCGCAGAACATGGCGCTCACAAATGCAGAGGCTGTGCAACAAATTTTGCAAGGACAGATCGTTCAGCCAGTTGTAAGATGAACGAAAAAGCGCGAGAATGTGATAAACGGCATCCACCCAGCCGTTCTAATGGGTGAGTTTGATGGGGTCAGAAGATGAACACAAAGGCAGTATTAGGAGAAGAAAACCAAGACGATGACACCATTGTTATTGAGGACGAAGGCCAAAGCACTGAGCAAACCACCGATGAGCAACAATCCATCGATGACCAGGGCGAAGACCAGAGCACCGAAGATGGCGAAGGCGACAGCGACGAGGTGATTGTATCCATTGGTGAGGAAGCGCCACCTCCCGAAGAACAGACTCATGCGCCTGAATGGGTACGCGAGCTGCGTAAGACGAACAGAGAATTGCAACGGCAAAACCGTGAACTGCAAGGCAAGCTGCAAAGCACCGCACAGACTGAGACCAAGCCGGTCGTGCTAGGCAAGAAGCCAAGTCTTGAAGAACATGACTATGACGCTGACAAATT